AGCTTATGTTTCTAATAACGCAACTTTAACTAATAATACTACTAGTTCAAGCGATGTTTCTTTAACTAAAATTGATCGTTCAGCTTATGCGGCTTTAGCGGGTAAAGGTACTCAATCTCAACCTTCCCAATATTTTATCGATCGACAAGGAGTGGATCCAATAACTCCACAAATTTATTTATATCCGAGTCCTGATAAAACTACTTATACTCATTTAAAATATTATGCCATTAAAAGAGTCGAGGATGCTGGAGCTTATACCGATGATCCAGATGCACCTAATAGATTTCTGCCTGCCTTATGTGCAGGAGTGGCTTTTCAACTGGCGCTTAAAAGAGCACCCGACAGAATTCAGGCTTTAAAATTATTATACGAAGATTCAATGCAACGAGCTTTAACGGAAGACGGTACACGAACCAGTACTTACATTTCTCCACAAGCTTACTATCCAACTACGGCATCATAATGGGAACATGGGCAACAGGCAGATACGCAATGCGAATTTCAGATCGTTCTGGAATGGCGTTTCCCTATCGGGAAATGGTCCAGGAATGGACGGGTGCATGGGTGCATAGTTCAGAATATACACCTAAACAACCACAGCTAAATCCACCTTATCACCGAGCGGATGCAGTGGCATTACAACATCCTAAGCCACAACATAAATCAGGAATCATAGTGAATTTAGATCCTCAATATTGGCCAGGACAATTTTTATCTCAAGGCTATATGACGGGAACAACAGGAATGCAACCTGGAGAAAGTTCTTTGACAATGAATAATCAACGAGAAGCTAAGGTTAATCTTGGCACAGTAACAGTGAGCATAACTTAATGGCATTTACTTACGCACAATTACTCACGAAAGTTAGAGACTATACAGAAGTTGATAGTACAGTTTTAAGTGATTCTATCATTGATGGATTTATTCTTGATGCCGAAGCTAGAATTTATCGAGAATGCGATGGAGACTATTGCAGAGAACAATCGACTTCTAATTTCGTAGCCTCTAATCGTTATGTTCAATTACCCGATAATTTATTGATTGTAAGATCCATGCAACATATTACTTCTGGAGGTACTCGAACTTTTTTAGAGAGAAGAGACACGAGTTTTATGTCGGAATATAATTCCACAGATGCGACAGGAACTCCTAAATATTATGCAATGTGGCATCGAACTAATAATATTCAATATGCGGTCGTGGCTCCTCTTCCAAGTGCTGCAGATACGGTTCAGATAAATTATATTAAATATCCTGAACATTTATACAGTTCGGATGATGCGGCTACTATACCCAATAAACAAACGGCAACGTATTTAAGCACCAAAGCTCCAGAATTGCTTCTTTACGCTACCTTAGTAGAATCCTATGGCTACCTAAAAGGACCCATGGATATGTACAAGCTCTATGAAGACAAGTATAATAAGGAAATAACAGCTTTTGCATTAGAACAAACAGGCAGAAGAAGACGTGGCGAATATACAGATGGAACATTAAGAATTCCAATTGCGTCGCCTTCACCTGAACAATGGAGAAACTTAAAATAAAATTATTAAGGAGATAATTATGGCAATAACACAAGCAGTCTGCGCGTCATTTAAACAACAATTATTAGATGGTGTACACGATTTAGACACTGGAGGAAATGTATTTAAATTAGCTTTATACACCTCTGCAGCAACTATCAACGCGGCAACGACTTCCTATACAACAGGGAGTGAAGTTGGGGCTTCAGGAACATATGCTCTTAAAGGAGGCGTATTAGCTGGTCAAGTAACTGCGCTTGTAGCAACAACTGCATTTGTAGATTTTACAGACCGGTCATGGACTGGTGTAACTATCACAGCAAGAGGTGCATTACTTTACAATTCAACAGCAGCTCGAAAAGCTGTATGTGCTTTAGATTTTGGAGCAGATAAAACTGCCACATCTGGAACATTTACAGTTCAATTTCCAGCGGCTACATCTACTGCAGCGATACTAAGAATAGCTTAATAGGAGGTTTAAGGCGCTATGGCCGATAAAACAGTTACTGTTACCGTAGCGTCGGGAGCCCTCTATATCGTCGGCGGCACAGGCAATTCATTTTTCATAGACGGTTCAAGACCAGGAGACTTTACTGTTGACTGGATTGAAGGGGGAACAATTAGATTTGACCAATCTGATTCTTCCAATGACGGTCATCCTTTATTTTTTTCTACTTCTAATAGTACGGATATAAGCACTGTACGATCAAATATTATTTCATCTGGTGTTACCTATTATTTAGATGGATCAGCTACCGAAGGCGCTTACACTGCCACTACCACTTTTAATGCAGCCACCACTCGTTATATAGAAATAGATCCAGCTTCTCAAACTGATTTTTATTTTGCCTGTTTCATTCACGGAATTGGCATGGGTGGTATTATGGATATCATTCAAGATGCGTGGGGCGCTTTAACATGGGGTGATAATGCGTGGGAAAGTAGTACTAACGTTATTAGTGTTACTGGACAAACTCTTACACCATCTTTAGCATCGGTAACAATTACATCTGAAGTCAACACAGGCTGGGGACGTCGTGCGTGGGGTGATTATGACTGGGGAGGATCTCTAAATAGTGTTGATGTCTCGACTACTGGGCAAGTTATTACACCATCTTTAGGAACTCCAACATTTGAATCTAAATACGCTTTTACAGGTATTGCAGGAACTTTTAGTATAGGAAGTGTTGTTGCTGGAGCCAGTGCGGAAGCACCTGTCACTGGAGAATCTTTAGGTGCAACCACGGGCACTTTATCCATGGCATTTGGTGTTCCAGTTACTGGCCAATCTTTAACAACTAATATTGGAAAAGGATGGGGAGCTGGAACTTGGGATTCTGGTGTATGGGGAGGTTTAATAAGCATTGCGCTCGGTTCAAGTGTCATTCCAACAGGACAAGTTTTAACTGCAACAATTGGAACCGAAACTGTTACAGGAGATGCAACTGTTTCTATAACTGGTTTAACAACTTTAGCAATATCTTTGGGAAATGAAACTGTTCCGATTGGTCAACAAGTTGCTGTTACTGGCCAAGCCTTAGCTGCTACTTTAGGATCAGCAACCATTACGACAGAAACTAATGTAGGTTGGGGCAGACAAACTTGGGGTTATGGCGAATGGGGAGATTCAGGTACGGCAGTCGCTCTAACTGGACAGTCTCTTACTCTTTCTTTAGGTACTGAAAGTGCTGTCATTGATGTAGCTATTACGGCAACAGCTGTAAGCTTAACTGTTAGTACTGGAACTGTAGTAGCTGGATTGAGTGTTGAAGTGATTCCAACTGGACAAGTCTTGACTACGAGTACAGGAACACTTTATGCTACCGTATGGACCGAAATTGATCCAAATGTTAGCATGGTATGGACAGAGCTGGCTGCGTAACGTAAAATAATCAAATAGAAATAAAAATATGGGTTATTCAACAGATATTAAACTAGACTTAATGGTCACGGGCTCGAATTCGGGCACGTGGGGTACTAAGACTAATACGAATTTACAATTAATAGAAGAAGCACTATGCGGTTATATTGATCAAGATGTAGCAGGCGGTGCAGGAACAACAGCTTTAGTTATAGCAGACGCTGCTTCAACAGGTAAGAATTGCAGAAATATGATCATCAAGCTTTCTGGTACAATTACTGGAAACAGAATTGTTACCGTTCCTACAACACTAGAAAAGATGTGGATTTTTTCTAATGAAACAAGTGGAGCTTACACAGTTCAATTAAAAGGAGCTTCGGATGGGGGAGCAGGCTACATATTCAGTACAACTAATAAAGGCAAACGAATTCTGTACATGACAGGTACGAACATGGTCGATGCTGGATTTCCTGATGATTCATACCTTACATTAGGTGGAAATTTAGATGTGGGATCGAGTTCAATTGTATCTTTATCCAATGGAAATATTCCTTTAGCTCCTAATGGAACTGGAGAAGTACTTATTGGTTCAGGATCAGCAGATGGTGACATTACGAGCAGTGGTGCCTATGATTTAATTTTAGATACTAATTCAGGAACCAATGCTAGTAAGATTACTTTAACCAATGGCGCAAACGGAAACATTACCTTTACCAATAACGGAACTGGAAAAGTTAAATTTGAGGATGCCGCTTATAATCCAGAAGAAACTCTGACAGATGAAGCAACCATCTCGTGGGACGCGCAGGCAAAACCCATAGCTAAAGTTACACTTACGGATAACAGAACTTTAGCAGCACCAACTAATGGTATTGCTGGTCAATTTATTTCTTTATTAATTATTCAAGATGCTGGCGGAACAAATACTCTAGTGTGGAACGGTGTGTTCGAATTTCCTGTTGCCCTTACTCCACCAGTTTTAACATCTACAGGTGATCTTGCGGATTTATTCGTATTCAGATATCACAACTCAAAATGGCTACAAGTAGGATCTACTTTGGCCCTAACGGTATAATAATATGTTTGTATTAATAGAAAATAATTCAATAACAAAAACAGTACCGAGTAATCGAGGAATTACTATTGGCGAAAATCAATATCCTCGCTCTATTTATAATTTATGGTCAGCTGCTGAAAGAGAAGCGATCGGTATCTATGAAGTAGTCTTTGACAATACAAATCGAAAAGATCAAGAATATTATAACAACACAAATCAATCTTTTAATTTTGCAGATGGAAAAGCCACAGCTTCCTTTGGAAGTGCTACAGCAAGATCATTGACAGATGTAACAAACGAAGACAGTACAGTTACACCAGGTTTAAAAACAAAACATAAAGAAAAAATAAAACAACAAGCAAGTAACTTATTAACTCCTACTGACTGGTATGTAATTAAAGCAACTGAGGTAGAGAGTTATTCAGTTCCAGCAGAAATGACAACTTATCGAGCAAACGTAAGAACAAAATCAAATGATATGGAAGTCTTAATAGATGCTTGCGGTACAGTTGATGAACTTGCGGCTTTATATCAATACGTCAATACAGGCACAGAAGAAAATCCAGTTATGGCAAGACCACTAGGCGAATTTCCAGAGGCGATTTAATGCCTCTAATTCTAGGATCACAATCAGCCGTATCATCGGAAGCATATTCAATAGACAATTCCTGTCGGTTTAATAGAGCTGATAGTGCTAAGTTAGCAATAACATTTGGAAGTGCTGGAGATTTAAGAAAATGGACTTTAAGTTTTTGGTTGAAAAGAGGAAACATCACACAAACACAAAGAATTATGGTTGCTGGAGATGGTTCTAATAACAATTTATTTGGTTATGTAGCAAATGATACACTAGATTATTTATGTTACACAACAAGAACTCCAGCAAATCAAGGTAATCTTTTAACTAATAGATTATTCCGAGATCCGTCAGCATGGTATCACTATGTTTTTGTCTGGGATACTGACAATGCAACTGCTGACTTACGACTGCGAATGTACATAAATGGAACTGAAGAAACTTCTTTTTCGGCTGATGTTAATGAGGAGAATGCAGATAGTATATGGAACTCTGCTGTAGAACATCAAATTGCTAAAGGCTGGGATGACCAATATTTTGACGGATATATTGCTGAAGCAGTTTTCACCGATGGTCAGGTGTATGCCCCTTCGGATTTTGGAGAATTTAATTCTGACAGTCCGACAATTTGGCAGCCGAAAGATCCGTCAGGATTGACAATGTCAGGAAATTCTTTTTGGCTTGATTTCGAGGACTCATCGGATTTAGGAAACGATGTATCAGGAAACAATAATGATTTTACTTCAACTAATCTAGCCGCAATAGATCAATGTTTAGATTCTCCCACCAATAATTTTGCAACACTTAATCTGTTACAAAATTATTATGATCCCGGTGTTTTTACACAGGGAAATTGTACATACACAACAGCAGGTGGCACAGGTATGTATTCTTTTAGAACAACTACTTTAGGAATGAGTAAGAGCAAATGGTATATGGAATTTCGGAAAACTAC